ACACATACGCCGATGACCCGAGCGATAGTCGAGCGGATGTCCTGAACGATTAGCTTCATTTGGTGTAGTAGACTCGGGCTGACCGCTTGATGAAGTACACACCGTAAAACGGCGGAAGGTTGTTGTGGCCGATGGCGTTCTGGCTGTCGTTACCAGTCTTGTCCGCGTTGGTTGTTCCAACTTCACCAGTCGTAATACTCGGTCCTGCTCCTCCGCCACCCGTTCCAGCGGCACCCTGAATAATCTTGGAGGGATAAGATCCGAGGCCGGACCAAGTTTTTCCAACAAGGTAATAGTCGTCGTTGTTGGGGATGGCCAACTGAGCGACGCCGTGCGTGTGTTCGTTAAACGGGGTTTCCGCAACGATCAGCGTGTGCTTGTCCTCACCGGCAACAGATGTGGTCGTTGAGGTGCCATTGACATTCACCGTACCACTCGCCGCAAACGCTCCAACGCCAACCGGGAATCGAGCATCGAAAGCCGTGTCAACCTCCCACATCGGGCCGGTCATTACGTTGGTTGAAGTGGCGGTTCCGTCGCCACCGTCGTAGGTCAAAACATCAGCGGCAGTGCCAACAAAGATTCGACGCTCAGGTCCATTGGCAGGAGTTGGATGTTTTCTCGCCCAATAACCGTTGATGCGAATAAACCAGTTACCATCCTCATCCAGCCACGGATAAACCTGATTGTTCAGCGCAGGTATCGAAGATCCGAAATTGAAGAACGAGTTTCCAATCGAGCTGTTAAACGTCGCCTGAGTGCCGCTGATGATATCGTTGGCCAACGTCTGGTAATTCAGCGGACAATATCCAACCGGAAGACTCGGCGGAGTGAGCGTGATGAGCGTAAGGTTTGGCATAATTGTTAGGCTATTCCGATGTGTAGGTCAGCGGGTTGATATCGCAGACATCAAGCGGTGTGCAGGCAGGGAAGACTGTCCGGCACTCTCCAACGCTCGACTCTTGGATGTCGTAGGCGTGAACTCGAAGACTCTTAATCCGGCAATATCCGATAATATTCAGCGACACCTGAACCTCGTAAAGATTCCGAGCGGGAGTACTAATCGTCGCGTTACACGGCGCATCCGATGGAGTCGGGAAGCGCATCTTGGGCCGGTACTGCGGCTTGAAGTTCGTAATCGGACAAAGATCCAAGCACTGTGTAACAGTCGCGCATTCGGAGAAATCAGCCCACTCGATCCAACCGGGATACTGGTCCGGTCGATAGGTGACGCTGAACGAGACATCACCTTCCAACTTGTCGATGAACAAGTCGCCAGAATCGAGACGCTTCAGGCCGAACGGAACCTCGAAGTTGTAGGCGCGAGTCTGCACCTGCCACTCGATTTCCTTCTTAGGAGTCGCACTCAAGTTCATGTCGAACTTGTCGTGCTTTGTAATTTCCCAAATCTGAATCGTGTCATCCGAACCGCGAGCGATTGCGAAGCAGTTGTCGCCGTAAGCGTTCTCGGTCTTTACGAGCTGCAACACGTTCAGGCCGGTCCAGATGCCAGACCATGCTGGAGGAGCCTTCTTCCGCATCGAGGTGACAAGCTCCATATCCAGCACGGATATGGCCTTATGAATCACACCCTCCGAATTGAAGCGAGGCTGAGAAGTCATCAGCACCCGATTGTCAAAAACGACGGCAGAACTGGCCCACAAAAGACTTGTTTGATCGTTCTCAACAATGGGCGTCATCTCGCCGCTGATGGGGGTGTTACCCCAGTCGCTGAACGACCGACGAGCGATGATGAACGAGCGAATGCCGTCGATAGCTCGGTAGAAGACATCGCCATTGACGGTGATGGCCGACCGTGCGCCTAGCGCGCCGCTGGTCAGCAAGCTGATAGCCTGAATGGGATAGTTCAGGTTCTTCCAAACATCGCGGTCTACAGGGGCTTGGACGCTAAAAACGTATCGAGGCGTAAAGACAAGAAGCGGTCCTTGGCCAAGCGACGTATCTGGATCGCCGGGGACGGCCATTGCTGTGATGCCTCCTGAATCCGACGGAACCGAAAAATCTCCGCCTTCATTAAGGAAGGTGTTCTCGGTTTCTTTGAGAACGCTGGCTCGCGTACCGTCTCCATAAACAATGTCAGTGGCTCGGAATGAAAATCCGTTCGGAAGCGCGTACCAGATACGGCCATTGACGTAGGCCATAACTCTGCCGGTCTTAATCTCGTCGTCCTTCGCTCGACGCAGACTTGTCCCGTTGAAGATCAGCGGCTTGCTGAATCCATCTTGAATGACGACGAAGTTCTCAGCCTGAACCATCCAGCCATCGAGCAGGTTGGACGGATTCTCTAGGTCAGCGGAAACTGTGAGGTCTTGAGCCTTATTCTGAAGGCAGTCGTAAAGCCACACTTTACCACTGATCATCAGTAGAATGAACGTGCGTCCATCGTCCGAGATGTATGGCAGCGCACATTGGAACGTGCCGGTCAGACCCTGAGGACCGTAGCAATCCTCCGACCATCCATCCGCCGTTACGTTCGTCTGGTCAGCGGTAATCTCGGCATTATCTGCCGTAATCGTGACGCAGAGGTCGTAGTCTTTCTGGGTGAAACCAGGGCGAGGAGCTATGAACCCCTCGCGAAAGTTGGCATTAACAGCGAACGCAACCTGATTCTTGTCCACCTCGGAAGGCATCACGCCAGCATCAATGCCACCCTCGAAGGTGACAGATCCGTCCGTGTACCTGCGTGGTGCGCGTTCGCTCATGGTTTAAGTCTGAATCCGCTGGACGGAGAATGAGGAGCCACTTGCAACGTTTACGTCATGCCCAGTTGTTTGAACCAGCACCTCGTAATAATCGGTTATTGCTGTGGCTTGATCGATGTATGAAACTGAAACTGGAGTAAGGCTTTGAGTGACAGAATTTGTGGCGTTGAACTGCAAACTCTGAAAAATATTCGTTATCCCATTTTTTCTTAAAAACACAATAACCTGAGCAGTTCCGCCACCTCCCAGTAAATTTAAAAGCAAGTCAATATTGTAGTAGCCAGTGTAGGGAACCGTAAACCGGCCAGTGGCAGCGGTAAAACCAGAAGATGGGTCAAGCGAGGTCCAAGATCCTGACGGAAAGTCCGCTAGGCTGTATGGATTTTTTGTCGTACCAGAAACGATTAAATTGCTTACAATCACCCTCCGCGTAAACGTGACGTAGCTGAACGGAACAATCGAAGGCGCGGACAGCGTGATGTTTCCAGCAGAATTCGTGACGACAATCGGAGCGGTTCCGACGATTTCTTTCTGGAGATAGGCGGCTCCATCGCCAACCAGAATCTTGTTTGCCGGAGCGGTCGTCAGGTTCGTCCCACCCTTGGCAATAGGCAACGTGCCGCTGATGTCGCCAACCGGAACAGTCGCAACGGTCGAGACGACGCCAGCACCGCCAGACCCAGCGGTCTTCATGTAACCGGCGGCAAGCGAATCAAGAGCCGTCTCGTTCGTCAGCGTCGCATCTGCTGTTCGGCAAATGTAGGAAGCTCCAACCGGCGCACCGCCCGAAACACCAGCAGCACCCGTAGGACCAATCGCCCCAGCAAGCGTGATGAGCGAACCGGGAGGAATCAGTGTAGTCGGAACCGCATTGGCAATGCCGAGAACGCCAGGAGCAGGATTCTGCAAGGTCAGCAGCAGGCCATCGACCGAGGTAACCTGCATGTACCCAAGACCTTGAATCGAAACGAAGAACTGTCCGGCGACTGATTCAGGCAAAAACTCGGTGTTATCGACCGCAACCACAACCGATGCTCCGAGAGCGGGGACAAAAAATGCCGCAGTGGTGTAGGTGAACGAATCAATCCCGTTCGTGCCATTGGTGCCGTTTGCCCCCGCTGCCCCTTGAGGACCGGGGATATTCACGACTACCGGCTCGGAGTCGCAAGGCTGGCAACAGCCGGATGAAGAAACAAGTTGCGACGGCATAATTTTCCTTTCGCAGAACCTCAAGTCCAACGACAACTAATGCAAGGCCAAACTATGGCAGAGCAAGTGTCTGAGAATCCATTGATCGACCACAAGTACGGAATACGCTCGCCCGTCAAGATTCCCGATCTTGAACTAGAGCTGTACGCTTTCCGAAATCGACTCCAACCAAACGAGGGTGGACTAGGCACTTTCGAACATTTTCAAAATGCGACGAAAATGCTCTGGCCGAAGATGAGTTGGAACCCGTGGTTGGAAGCTCAAGTCGAAAGCCTCTGCGAGCATGACTACGTTGGGTGGGCGGGATGTGGAGCGAGCGGAAAGACCTTCGGAGCAACGCTTTTTGCGACAGTCTGGTGGTTGGCCAACCCTGCCAAGTCAACGGTTGTCCTGACATCGACGACCGCGAAGATGATCCGAAAGCGTATGTGGGCCAATCTTCAGGATCTTGTTCGCAAATCGCGTGGATTCCCCGGCAACATGGTCGATTCGAAGATGGCATTGCAGGCTGTCAAAGGTGACGACCGGCACTCCATTTCAGCTATTGCTGTTGCAGAGGGGAACACCTCGAAGGCAGTAGCCAACATTCAGGGTATCCATGCGGAACGCGTGATGGTCATCATCGACGAGGCGACGGATACGCCTGAAGCAGCGTTCGAGGCTTGCACGAACCTCTCCAAGGGTTGCCGCGAGTTCAAGATGCTGGTTATTGGGAATCCGGCATCGAAGTTCGATCCGCACGGCAGATTCTGCACCCCAGCAAAAGGATGGCGCAGCGTCACGATTGAAGATCAGCACTGGCTGACTGAACGCGGCATGTGCCGACGCTTCGACGGCATGAAGTCGCCGAACATCACCGAGGGGCGAACAAAGTATCCATACCTCATCACCCAAG